CGCGACGAGCAGAGTACCCTGCCGACGAATGTCCCACGCAGACTCCGTGGAGATGTCCATCAACTTCACGGTACCAACCGCGTCCTTAGTAAACATGACAGCCTGAACGTCCGTGTCACCACTCGCACCGCGAGTCGTGGCAACAGCCGCATTCGCAGCCCCAGCAGGAGAAATTCCCGTGGTGTCGATCCCGATGATCGAGGACAGACTCGGAGCCTTGAGGATCGTGGCACCCGCAACCTTGGTCACGGTACCATCGGAGTACGCACCCTGCCCACCCCAGTCGGAGTTGATCGCAGCGGTGTTCTGCACGATGGCGTTGTAGTCAGTCGGGGTCAGAGCAACATACCGCTCCCCCGGCACGAACTGGTTGTCCCAGATCGCGGACTGCGTGAAGATCGCCGTGGCGAGAGCCGCAGCCTTAGCCGCAACCGTGCCAGAGACGTAGGATGCACCAAGGTACTGAACCTTGGACGCTGCAGCCAGATCACCCCGAGACGCCAACTTCGCAGCCGCTTTCGCAGCGCGGATCAGCGTGAGGATAACCGACTTATCGAAGTCCTGCGCCAGTTTGCGACCCATCTCGACCGCGTAGGGCGAACGGAAATCGAAGTGGCTCATCATCTCATCGATGTTGTCGATGAAGATGGCCGAGTAGAGCAACCCGTCGATCAGGATCTCGGTCTCGTTGCTGGTGACAGCCTGAGACACGAGTTCGTCACCCGGGACGTGGTAACCAGAGGTCACCCGACCAAGGTTCGGGAAGGTAGCGGACTTCCCATTCTGAATCGTACGAATCTGATGCTTGTCGAGCATGAGGGTAGCCTGCTCAAACGCAGTCAGAACCTCTCCTGCAAATACCTTCTGGAACAGCGCTGTGCGCTGCGCCATACTGGGGGTAGCACCACCAGTACCGTCAACCTCGCCGCCATAAGCGACAATCATTGCACCCATTTCTGTAATTCTCCTTCAGAGTTTAGTGTAAGCGACAATCGCTCACGCGCTCAAGGAGGTGTCCTCTCCATGCGGTACCCCTCAGGGTGCACGGGTCTGGGTTCACTTTTGCTTGTGTGTGGATTGTTAGAACGCGGTAGTCTTAGCGATCTTTCGCTCTACCGCCTGACGATATGCAGGATCTTTCGCATACCGTGGGTCTTTCATATCCGAAGTCATCTGGGCCTTGGACTCGTATCCCGCAGCAGCCGGGGAAGTACCATCACCCACAATAACCTTCGAACCACTGCCTGTCTTGGCAACATACTTGCTCTTGAGGGCTTCGATAGCCATCTTACGGGTCTCCGTGTCGCCTGTCATTGCCGCGTTGTACGCTGCAATCTCTGGTTTGGTCATGTTTTGACCAGCCCACTGGACCATGGATTCGTAAGTGGCCTTGCCCCCAGCAAACTCCTGAACCTCAGCAATCTCGCGCTGGGCGAGAGCCTCCTGTCCACGGAAGTACGTTGTGACTACATCTTTCGTTACACCGATGGCTTCCAAAGCCGTCAGACTTGCCGCAGATAACTCTCCTGTCTCGGTGTACTCCTTCGTGAGTACTTCCATATCCAGTCCTGCCTTTGTGACTAACGCAGCCTCAGGGGATGCATTGGGATCAGGGGGTGGAGTGGTTGTCTCATCGGGTTTGCGCCCGCTGAAGGCCTTCTGGAGTTCTAAGTATCCCTTCTCCAAGTCTTCAGGAGTCTTGTACTTACCGGCGAGAAGCGTTTCCTTTGCAGAGTCTGACGGAAGAACTACCGGTGGCACCTCCGGTGTCGTTGTGGTAACCGGCACAACAGGGGTGGTATCCACATTTGGTTCTGTCATTTGGCACCTATCCTTTTAGATTAAGCGGACGGCATTCCCATGCCCGGGGGCATAGACATGCCGGGGCCGCCTTCAGCATTCGCGTTGTCCACATAGCCCTTGGCGACTTGAGCAGCCGCGCCAGACTTGACGACACTCTCCTGCAGTTTTGCCTGATTTGCAGCATTAGCCGCCGCAGCCTGTTCGGCCTTAACGGTTGCCTCGTCTTTGATCAAGCCCTTGGAATCCACGCCTGTTGCGTTAGCAACGCGGGTGATATAATCAGCCACGTTAAGGTATGGAGCCACGGTCTCAGCACCTAAGGTGTTGAGTTCCTGCATAAAGGTATTCAGTTTCACGAGGTCGTGTGACCGACCCAGTGCTTCCAACCCTGTGGTAATAACCAGTTTGACCTTCCCCTCAGGGAGGATTGGCAGGGCATTCTTCTTCTCCATCTGCAACTTGATGATTTGGATCAACGGCAACTGGAACTCTTTGGATTGCACGGTGTACACACCACCCAATGCATCCTCAAGTTCCTTAGCCATGTACCGAATCTCTTCCGCAGTGACACGCTCTCCTTGTCTCTGGATGGAACTGTTGAGCAAGAAGCATGCAGAGAGGTTTGTCTCGATCTTCCCTGCAGCCTCGAGGGCTACACGAAAGTCGTTGAACTTCTCCATGTGCAGGAAGGAACAGTCAGTTGCGATGCCCTCAATCACGTCGAGGTTTTGTGCATCAGCAACCTTGTCGATCCTTGTGGTACTGTTGGGATTGACCAGTAGGAGGACCTTAGCCGCCGCAGCGGAGCCCTCTACAATAGCCTGTGTGAGGACATCGAGGGACTGTAAGTACCCAATGTATTCCTCGACCAAGCCGCGTCCGTAGTCCTCGCCAGCCAGCGCACTCCACCTCAGCGGAATGAACGGAGACTTATCGAGGGGGTATGTCCCAATTGAATCCTTGATGGTAACGCCCTTTACTTCCTGTACGATCTCCCAAGAATCTCCACCGTCACCACGCGACACCCGTGTATACAGATCGAGTGGCTTGGTATCAGGGTTCTTCTCGTCATCCTTCTGTTCCAGTTTGACTTGTGCTTGCACCGCGTCGGGCAGCGCTTGCCACGACACGGTTTCTTTCGTTACGATCTCGAGAACGTTGCCCATGGGATCGCGCTTCACGCAGTACTGGTCGAGCCTGTACACACGTATCCCTTGAAGGGGATCAACATACACGAGCGAATTGCCTGTTACGATAAGATGTTTGAAGGCTTCGAAGGCCCCCATACGCACAGCACGACTCTCGATCTCATCGAGAATCAGTTGTTCCATTTTTGCCATACCTTGATCGGCTATCGTCTTCGCGTTTGGCTCTTGGCTTAGGTTGGAGACGACTGCATCGTCCAACTTCAACCTGAAGAAGGCTTGGTTCGGGGGGAACAAGGCGAGGATTAACTTAGAAGCAAGGTTGTTAACGCCCCGCGCACCTAAGGATTGCCAAGGTGTAGTGAAGGTTGTGTTTTGGTTTGACCCCTGCGGTGGCAGGAGTTGAGGAATGGTCAGTTTGGCGCATGCACGTGCTCTTGTGAGTACGGCACTACGATCTCCATCTAACCGGGACCACCGTCCTACGATACTAATGTCTTGAGTCTGAGTAGTTTCAGCCATTACGCAGCCTTAGGAATCCCTAAACCAGCCGCAGCCGCAGGAATCAAAGGAATCTGTAACTGACTGGCACCCAACCGTTTTCTCTTGGCTGCGTCTGCAGCAGCGTTCTCCGAAGGTGCGATCTCAATAGGATTGATCGGAGGCGGTGGCGGCGGCGGACGCGGTGGGGCAGACGGCTTGCTTCCGAAGCACATAGTTTCTCTCCTTTAGGTAAGAACCTCCGGTTTGTACTTCTCCGTGGCCTCTTCAAATTTAGCACGAATGATCTTGATCAGTTGCACTTTCCCAGCATAAATCCAGATTGCTCGTTCTGTCATACTCTCGGAAGGGCACTTGTCAGGGAAGCCCTTTTCAAGAAACTCAAGCATTTGCTTAGTTTCTAACATAGATTGCTCCTAGGAGTGAGGGCTATGAATCT